GTAATATTTGGGATAGTATACACTTCTGAAAAATTTAATTGGTGCTTATCACAGTATTTTTTAACCCTTTGTGCAAACTCAATGCAGTGCCGGTAATATTCAGTGTCAAATAACTTTAATGCTTCTGTGGTTGCAGATCTGTCAAATATGACTACTTTCATTCCTGCCTTTCTAAAATAATCAGCTACATGAGAAGCGGCCGGACCACCAATAAACTTTGGGAATGTTAATATGCCTTGTTTTAGTTTTGGGTGCAGTCCACGAATTGGGGAATGAACAGTATATGAAGTGTGATTTAGTATTTCAGTAGTTCCCAATGGTACTGTACTGTGTATAACTGTATATGTTGGTTGGTATCTTTTTTGGTACTCTTGCACAATTTTTATAAAATCCTTTGAGTGACCAAAACAAATATGCATAATATCAAAACTTCCTGTCAAACTGCCAAAACTGTCAGTATGTTTTCCATGCACATCAATACCTGAAACATGGTCAGGGTATGCTTCTTGTAGTATTTCTTTTATGGCACTTCCCACTTCCCCTTCAAACCCTATAATAATTGATCTTAAAGTATCCATTCGCTTTTACCTCTAACTGCATCAAAGTGCGGTCTTGTGGCATTTAATTTTATTTGTGATTGAAAACAACTTAACGCATTTTCTTTAATCCTTAATTCATCTAATGTTGGTATAATTTCAGTGTTGGCTTTGATATAAAGGTTATCTCTTGTATACGTCATATAGTATACAACCCTATTTCCAAAAGTTTCACCGGCTACTTTGCCTACAATGTTATGCTGTGCGTTTCCATTTTCAAGAATGGCAGGGGCATAAATCTTCTCAAACCCCTGAAAATTAACTAATGAACGCCTAACACATGCTTCAAACGTTTCATCATCATAGTTATCGCCAATACCAAAGCGGACCACACCACAGCCCAATATTGAGCAGGCCCTTAATGTTTCTTCTGCTCTTGTTATTGCATCACATCCTATTTCTCCTCGCATTGGTTGCCTATAACTATCCGCTACGATAGCTACACATGGCTTTTCCCTCATACATGTGAATGCTCCAAAAAGTACGTTATCGTCGTCATGTGGGCTTAAAAACAAATTCATTTAGTTTCTGATAAATAATACATCGCTGTTGTCGGCAGTGGCGGCCATTCGTTTCCATTGATCAGCATTCTTTTGCCATTTGGCATTGCCTGTTCCGTCCCCGGCCAACCTAGCCATAAACAATAACGCTTCCTTAAAGTTTGCGTTTAGAATTAATGCCTGTACGCATGCATCCCTTGCATCGTCACCCATTCCCATTTGAAAATAGCATCGTGCCATAATTAAGAATGCGTCTGCTTTTTCTGAAATAAACCTTGATACTTGTACATATCTTCCCATCATTCGTACACAACTTTCATAATCTTTTCTATACCAATATTCTCGGCCTAAATAGTACATTTCCCGGCCGTTACCTTTTTCTTTTACTTCTTTTTCCAAAATCCTAAAAGAACGATTAGGGTCTAATAAATGTGCCGGACTGTATCCATGAGTAATATGCACACTTCCAATGTCTTCACCTACCACGCTAATATGATTATGTATAGCCCCCTCCCACCAAACTTGTGGTGAATTCTTAAATACTCTTGGGAATGCAAACTTTTGCCCGTTATCTTCGGCTACCATAGTCACATTAATGGCTAACATTCCTTTTGCGTCCGCTTCTTCAATAGCCTCTTTTAGTTTTGAAAAGTCATGCAAGTATTCGTCAGCATCAATGGATAAAATCCAGTCCCCGGTAGCAAATGATTTTGCATAGTTTCTTGCCTTTGCAAAATTATCACACCATTCAAAAAAGACAACTTTGTCGGTGTATTTTTTTGCTATCTCAACAGTTTTATCTTGGCTTCCGGTATCGCAAACAATTATCTCGTCAACTCCCTTAACAGAGTCTAAACATTTAGATAATAGTGCTTCTTCGTTTTTTACAATTAATACGGCTGATATTCTTGGCATAATATTTTTTACAGAAAGCGCCACACTCCTTGCGAAAATGTGGCGCTTTCTATCCGCAAGGATGATATATTAATTGTAGTCTATCAAGAAACAATGTCAATACCTTTACCTAAACATAAGTAACATATTACCGAGGGCAGGAGGAGCTGTAAATATCCAACCACTACCAGCAGTTGATACTCCTTGATTATTTGTACTATTTAATCCTGCATACCATGTACTTCCCGGAGTTGCTACTGAATGTTGAATACTAAGGTAATCACAAGATATTACGCCACCACCAGATTTTACTAGAGAATGTGTTGCAGTAGTATCACTATTAATGGTGATTAAGTTTCCGGCACTTCCTGTTACTGTAAAAGTGGTTACAGTTGTAGTTGTTCCATGAGTAAAAAGTATTGAATGTGCGGCCGTTCCATTATCCTTAAAATCATTAAATGTATTTGATCCCACAATAATAAGACTTCCAGTACCAGACCCTGGAGAAAACCAAATATTATTATATGTATGCCCTCCCCCAGCAACACCATCAATACTATGAAAAAATGTTTTACTATTTGCTGTACTATCGGTAAGTTTTATTGTTGAGGTACTAGGATTAAAGGTAACAGTTTGAGAGTTATTTTCATCAACCCACCATACTCCTCCACCACTATCATTATCATCTACATCGTTACTTGATATTATCCAATTGCCGGAACCCATATTAATAGTTGGGGTATTTCCAGTAGTAGCATAAAAGTAATATCCATGACACGTTATGTTGTGTCCATTGGCATCTAATGTTCCATTTTGGATATATAAATCATTAGCTACCATATCGTCTTGCAAAGTCCACCCACCTCCAGCACTGTAAAAGTTTATCGTTGTCAAGGTTGCTCCAGCAGCAGTAATAGTTTTTCCTGTTGCAGTTGCTTGAAAAGATAAACCCCCATTGCCACTAAAAGTAAAACCAGATTCTAAAGTACAAGAACCATATATATTAAAGTTTGCACTGTTAGTACCTCCATCAATCGTATAAGAATGGCCGACTGAAGAAGTAAAATCATTCATATTTCTATTTCCAACTGCCAATGTTATTGTTCCACCACTACTAAAACCAGAATTTGAGTCTACAAAAACATTATCCGCACTAGTGGGGACAGATGCTCCGCTTGAACCTCCTGAAGACGCGGCCCAATGTGTTGTTGATGAGCCGTCCCATGTTCCGGCCCCTCCTACCCAATATCTATCTGCCATATATTATTCTTCAACAGATGCTAAGCACATCCATTTATTAAGAGAATTTGCTGTGACATACATAAATCCAACAGTTAGGTACTTAGATGTAACTGTTGTAGATGGTAATGCTACGGCGGCATAGTATCCCCCCGTAGCAGAAGACCACGTAATAGCTCTAGCAGTAGCATTATCTTTTATTTGAACCATAAGTTTTTGTCCATCAACGGGAGTTCCCGAAGGTGGCTGGAAATCCGCAGTTGCCGCTTGTGCAGTCAATTCAAATAAGTCTGTTGTATCAGAATTAGGCGTAGGCGTAGCAGAACTTGTAGTAGATGCTACGGCTGGGAATCTACCCGTAGGTCCTGTTGGACCGGTAACACCTGTTGGTCCTGTGGGTCCTGTTAATCCCGTTGGTCCAGTGACACCGGTTAGTCCTGTTGCCCCCGTAAGAATAGCATTAGTTCCAGCCGTCCCTTGGGCGCCAGTAGGACCAGTGGCTCCAGTGGGTCCCGTAGCTCCAGTAAGTGTTGCATTCGTCCCAGCAGTTCCTTGTGCTCCAGTGGCACCAGTTGGACCAGTAACACCGGTTAAACCAGTTGGACCCGTAACACCCGTTGTTCCTTGGCTTCCAGTTGGTCCGGTTACCCCTGTTAATCCCTTTTGGGCCAAAATACCCCAAAAGTTAGGACCTGAAGCCCCTGAACTTGGTTCATTGCTTCCGGTTGATGTATTGGCCGCACTAGCCAACCAACTACTACCACCATCTGAAACAATATCGTTTACGTTATATGCCGTTCCAACAGCCCATGCACTACGCCAAACGTATTGGGTCCCCGTCGGACCAGTTGGACCAGTAACACCGGTTATCCCAGTAGGGCCTGTTACACCTGTCAAACCAGTTGGCCCAGTAGCACCTGTTAAAGTAGCATTTGTTCCTGCCGTTCCCTGTGCTCCAGTAGGACCAGTAGGACCAGTTGGACCTGTGGCACCAGTCAGAGTAGCATTGGTACCAGCAGTTCCCTGTGGACCCGTAGGACCTGTCGGTCCCGTAACACCGGTAAGTCCAGTTGGTCCAGTTATGCCAGTAGTACCTTGACTTCCTGTCGGACCAGTAATACCCGTTAATCCTTTTTGGGCTAGTATGCTCCAAAAATCAGGCCCACTAGCTCCTGACGAAGGCTCATTGCTTCCAGTAGAAGTATTAGCCCCAGTTGCTAAGTAAGTACTTCCTGCATCAAAAACTAAGTCATTTACATTATACGCAGTACCAACTACCCACGAACTACGCCAAACGTATTGAGTTCCTGTAGGGCCTGTCACTCCTGTTAAACCAGTTGGGCCTGTAATACCAGTTATACCTGTTAATCCGGTGGGTCCCGTAGGACCAGTTAAACCAGTTGGTCCCGTTGCTCCGGTAAGAATAGCGTTTGTACCGGCAGTGCCTTGTGGACCTGTAGGCCCCGTAGGTCCAGTGACACCAGCCGTTCCTTGGGCTCCTTGGCTACCAGCTGTACCTTGTGTTCCAGTAGGTCCGGTAGCTCCGGTAGCACCCGTAGCACCAGTGAGTATGGCATTTGTTCCTGCTGTACCTTGAGGGCCTGTTGGGCCGGTGACACCAGTTAAACCTGTTAGTCCAGTTGCACCAGTTAGACCAGTTGGTCCGGTAATTCCTGTAAGTCCGGTTGGTCCGGTAGGTCCTAAATTTAATTTGAATGATGAACTTGATGCCATAATTTTACTTAACCATTAGCTGAAGTGAATAATACCCATTTATTAACAGAATTTGCAGTAACATATCTAAAAGACCAAATATTATTTTTACTTGTTACTGTAAAAGATGGCAGTGCAGGTGAATTTCCTAAATATCCTCCAGTTGCTGTTGACCATGTGATTGCTCTCCTTGTAGCATTATCTACTACTAAAATATTTAATTCAGCACCATCTACGGGTGATCCAGTTGGGGGTTGAAATGCGGCAGTAACCGCCTGTGCAGTAAGTTCAAAAAGGTCATATCCATTAGCACTGGCAACTGGTGCTGGCGTGGCAGAAGAAGTTGTTGAAGCCACTGTAGGCAATAGTGTGCCTGTTGGGCCAGTGGGTCCGGTCGGTCCTGTAGGTCCAGTAACTCCCGTCAAACCAGTTGGACCAGTAGGTCCTGTGGGTCCAGTTAAACCAGTCGCACCTGTTAATATAGCATTAGTGCCAGCGGTTCCTTGGGGGCCGGTTGGTCCTGTCACGCCAGTAGGGCCCGTTGCTCCGGTAAGGACAGCATTGGTGCCAGCCGTTCCCTGTGGTCCGGTAGGTCCAGTAACACCAGTAACTCCATTTGCTCCAGCTGTTCCTTGTATACCTTGCGTTCCTGCTGTTCCTTGAGCTCCAGTGGGTCCGGTGGGACCCGTAACTCCATTTGTACCTGCTGTTCCTTGAGCTCCGTTCGCACCAGCGGTACCTTGTGGTCCTGTAGGTCCAGTAGGTCCCGTTATACCTGTGGGTCCAGTGGGTCCAGTAACGCCAGTCAATCCGGTAGGTCCAGTAGGACCAACAGAGGGAGTAGAAAGTAATTCTCCTCTAAAGTTATTAAACAACATAGAGGATGCATTTGCAATGATAATCGCTAAAGGTTTTGATACTTGTCCAACAGTAGTAGGTTCAGTAGCTGTTAATGCTCCCGGAGTTGCTGGGTCAAGAAACATAACTGTACCAGCCACTTGTGCTGGTACGCCCGTAGCAACATATCCACTTGTAGTAATAGTGAAATTATCAGCATCAGCAACCGCTGTTACAATTCCAATAACTTCGGCATCTGTAGCACTATCAGCCTCGGCTAAAGTAAATACATTATCACTTCCGTTACTTCTTACAATATTTCCTACGCTAAATCCATGAGCAACCTGATTTACATTAAAAGAGTTATTTAACCCACTTCCTCCGCCCGTACCACCACTTCCGGTAGGCCCAGTAGGACCTCTGCCTCCTGTTGGGCCAGTTGGTCCGGTAGTACCAAAACTGCCCCCTGAAACAGCAAGAGGGCTTGCCGGTGTTCCTTTGCCGGATAAACTTGAATCGTGACTTACTTCACTTAATCCACCTCCATGTAAATAACCTTTTGACAGTTGACTTCTGAATGCCTTAATCGTTTGTTCTAGTCCGTCAATGTGTTCTGTTTTTAACTTAAACTTTCCCGGCGGTAATGCCATTATTTTTTCAATAACGGACATCGGGTCTGTTTCAAAATGCTCCTGAATGATTTTCAAACTTCCCTTATTTTCAGGAATGGCCTTAATAATATCCTTAATCAGTGCCTTTCTGTCTATTGGCTTTTCAGGTGGTGGTAATTTCGCTAAAATGCTCTCTACAATTGCTTCTTCGTCCAGTGGTTCGGGACTTTCCCCATCTTGGCCGGGCGGTCCCTGTTTGACTGCGTTAATAGTATCTAACGCTTCGTTTTTAATGCTCTCAATTTCGGTCTTGGTTTCTTCCTTAAATTGATCTATCTCTACAATCTTTTTATCTACTTCTTCTACCTTCTGACTTGCTTTTTCTTCCAAAGACCTTAAATCACCTGCAATCTTTATTAAAGTTTCAGCTCCTTGGCCTAAATCTCCATTTGGTCGTTTTGGCGGTTCAGACTTATTAATTTTTCGTCCACGAATGGGAGGATTAAACATTGACTTTTAACCTTTAATATGGTAAGATTACACTATGATATTAGCAATACTATTTCTCATAGGGTTTGCATGGGTATCCGGTGCTTTTGAGGATTTGGCCTCGTTTTTTAGCTAAAACCCAATACCGGTATACTTTTTGAGTGCCCTATCCAACTCAACCCCTATTGCTCCACCGGCAACGATTTTCATTATTCCCCGGGTCCAATCTCTCATTCTAGCACTTCTTTTGGCTTCCAGCTCGGCACTCTTAATTTTCCCTAATTGTTCTTGCTTTGATAATTCAATATCAATCTGCTTTTCACCTTCCGCTATTTTATTTGCAATGGCGGTTTTTTCATTTGCACCCAATTTGACTACAATAGCTTTGTTTTCGGTATTAACTGGCTTACCCAAAATGTCTTCAACTTGGCTGATAAAGTTTTCGTTGTTGATATCCTTTCCTTGGGCTACCCTGCTTAATGTGTTAGCAAATGTTTTTGTCTTAGTTCCTGCAAGGTTAAATGGCTTTGCCTCTGCAACCATTTGATCCCGAATAGGAGCATACTTGGCCCAAAATCTATTGGCTTCCTTAAAGTCAATACCACCTTCCTTATTCATAAATTCAGTCAGCATTTTAACGGACTTATCGGCCATTAAATCATCTGAAGTAAATGTGCGAGTTCCTTTTGCACCGGCACTGCTGATGTCTTGCTTAATGGATTTTGCGGTATCGTAAATGTCCCCAAATGTGGTCTTGCCGGTTGGTTGGCCACCTTTTGGCCCGGGATTAATTCCCAATTTAGCCTTAATTTGTGCGGCTTGGTCAGCATCTACTGCTTTTGAGTCAATAAATTGTCCCAGCTTTGATTTGCTTACGGCTAAATCTTCTTTTCCATGCATGGCCTCTTCAATCAAACCTCTATACGTTTTTGACTGTTCGCCCATGGCCTGTACAATCTTTGGCCGCAGTTCAATTACCTTATCCCTAGAAGTTGAGGCCAATTCTTTCTGCAAATCTTCTGTCATTTTGGTAGTCGCTTCCGTTTGCTTAATTAACGTTTGCTTGGCTTGGTCAGAAGCTAATTTGCTTTGAGTTTCAACCTGACTTTTTGCGTTATCAAACCAAACCTGCCGTTCTGCTGGCTTTAACTTATACACATCTTCGGGCTTGGTGGCTAAAATTTCAGCTTCGGGTTTTCCTTTAATAATTTCTGCGGCCTTGCCTCCTACCTTTTCGGTAATATTCTTTGCACCGCTAACAATATTTTCAGCGGCACTTTTGGCTCCTCCTGCAATATCGGTAGCGCTCTTTTTAGTTGCATCAATTAACGGCATAGGATTTTTGAATGTTCCCGGTAATATTTCTGTATCTAATCCCTTACCCATGCCCGGGGCAATCTTTCCGCCCTCTTCGCCCGATAAAGCCGTTAAAACAACGCTAAATGCATTACCCAAATTCCTTGCGGCTTCGGGATGTTCCTGTGCTAACTTTGAGATTTTATCGGTGTTGCTTTGAACAAAATCAGCAATCTTTCCAAGAGTAGGATTATTAATATCAATTTTATTTTCTATTTGTTTTGAAACGCTGTCAGTCAGTGCCTTAGCAGCGGCTCCAAAAGGTGCAAAGATAGTGTTAATAACTGCTGCTGTTCCCCCTAATGCATTTTCACCAGCACGAATAACGGGATTTGCACTTACTGCTTTATCAGGCTCTGAATTTCCCCTGTTTAATTCATTGAAAATATCACTTGGTGCATTCTTAATAGTGTCTGCGTAATTTTTTACAGTACTTTTAATAAGAGGTTCGGGCTGGTTTTGTTTTATTTGCTGATCCCTTGTAGCTTGTTTTGCAATAGCCCTAATTTCATCGGCACGAGAAGTTGCCTGCGGATTATTCTGCGTAGGTGTTGGCTTGCCCCAAATGGCATCAAATTGTGAAGTAAAATCTTGCATATTATTTTATGATACCACGTGCTTTTAGATTATTATAAATATCCACATCCGTAGCACCGGGTACACTATACATTTGGGCAATCTTTTCTGCATCTGCCGGGTTACTGGTAATATAATCGTTAATACTTTTCTTGGCTGTATCAGGACTTACTTGAACGGCTGGTGCTTTGAATTTACTGCCTACCCCAAACAAATTCCACACCTGCTGACGGGCAGTGTCTACTCCCTTATTCACTACACCTGTAACCTTTTCTTCGTTTGAAGTAATAGAATCTTTGAATGCTTGGGCGCTTCCACTGCTCATACCATTCTTGATAACTTCTGCGGCGGCCCGTAAATCAGAATCATTAGGCTGATTATCACCTCGTGAAGCGGCATAGTATCCAGCTAAATCATTCTGCATCGTATGCAAGTTAAATGCGTACTTTTGAATAGTTGGGTCATTTACTTGTTCGCCTGCAAACAGTTTAGCAATATTGCCGGCTTTTAGTTTTCCAAAATCATTGCCAACATCACTTAAGAATTGGTCCACAGTTCCGGTAACTTCACCCGAGAATATCTTAGTGTTATTAGCCCTTTCAATATTCTTTTCAACCACATTATTATACGCTTTGTACTGTGATTGAAACGTTGAAATATCAATGCCATTTTTATTAAGCCATGCATTGGCTTCGTTCATGTACTTTTGTCGTTCGGCGGCTGTCATTCTTGTAAGTGCAGATGTTCCTTGCGTCAAAAAGTTAAAGGCCTGCACAGTTAAACCTGTTTGAGACAAAATACTTTGGCTGTCAGGGTTAGCAGAAATGACAGTACTTGGGTCAGTTTGCGTAACACCATTGGCTAAATCTGCTTTATTCTTTGCATATTGAGTTGCGTATGCTTCAGCTGATTTTTGATTAATAGAACGCTGATCTTGTTGCTTCTGCCATGCATCAAAAGCAAGTGGTGTAAGTCCACTTGATACGGCATTTCGCTTGTAATTTAGGTAGTCACCCATTTCACCGGTGGCACTTTGCAGATACATTCCTGCGGCACTAATGGCTTGTTCAACATTCTTGGCTTGGCCAATGGCTGAAATAATATCTTTGCTGGCCCCGTTCTTTGCGGCTTCGGCCATAATATCGGTAACGGCTTTTTGATTTGGGTTAAGGTTTGCAATAGTGTCGGTAATATCTTTGGCGGTAATAGTGGTAATTCCATTAGCCCTTAATTGCTTTAATATTTCAGCAGGGTCAGTTACTCCACTTGTCATAATCTTCCCAATCTGTTCATCCTTTGTGGCCTGCAACTTTTGGTCGGCAAGTTTTTGGTTAGCTTCTAAAATCAAATCATTTTGCTTTTGGGCCAATGCTACCTTTTCGTCTCGGGTCTTTTGGATAATGGCATTCTGTTCTTCCATCAACTTTATATTATTGGTAAGTTGTGCCTGCTTTGCAGTGGCAATAGCGGCATCTTCTTTGGCATTCAAGTCAGCAATTTGTGACAATCCATAGCTTAATTGCCCCTGTATGATAGCTCCGCTTGAAATAGGTGCGTATTGTGCTGAACCTCCACCCCCTGTAACGCCCCCCATTAACAAAGCGTTGGTAGTGCCTTTTACGGCCCTATCATTAATATCACCCTGTTGCCTGATTAAACTATCATATTGGCTTTTAATGCTTTCAATAATTGAGGCCGTATATGCATCGCTTTCAGCTTGCACCTTGTCTAAATTAGCTTGCAACTTTTCATCTTCTGAAGAGGTGTCGGCGGTTACCAATGGCTGTGCTCCGCTATCAGCTCCTCCTGTTCCAATACCGGCTGAAGCAGTGGTAGGCATGCCTGCATTCTGCCATTCTGCTTGGCTTAAATTGCCACCATTATTCAAATACGTATTATATTGGTCTTGCGGTGAAGTTGGCACAATACTTCCGTTAGGATATCGTGCTACGCCACTGGCATCAGTTGTAATTCCTTTTGTGGCGGCGTACTGGTCAGATTGAGAAATAATACTAGGTGCTTGATTTAATTTGTTCGCATTAGAAATAGTGGTTGTAGATACTTTTGGCTGATCGTTCTTAACCATTGCACCACCAGAGGGCGCAGTATTGGCAGATGTTTTTGTTCCAGTAATATTAGCTAATGCTTGGTTATAATCTAATAACTGAACAGGCGTTAAACCTTTTGACGGATCTAATCCTGTTTGCTGTGTTGCCTGTTGTTGAGGCGTTAATACTGTTGCTGTATCTGCCATATAATTTTATTATGTGAATGAAATTATAAATCCTGCTCCATCCCCACCAGTACCATAACTAGCAGATATTTTATAATAATTTCCTGCTTTAACAAAGAAACAATAACTACCATAATGACTTGCTTGTGCCGCAGTACCAACAAACTTTTGAACAACAGTAGTGGGTGTACTATTTGAGTCAGAATAACATGTGATAGAAGCTGCACTGGCTCCTCCGTCAAAAGGTCTTCCTCCATATCCATATACGATACTATCTTTAGTAACTTGATGTCCTGCACCATCAATCGTAGCACTTGCTACACTCGCAACAGGTCCTTCTTTTGTATCTGCATAAGTTTTAACAGCTTTTTGAGAAGGATATTTAGTATCAGAATTTGCCGCTAGTGTTCCATCAGTATCTTTGTTGGCTAATAATTCTTTTAGTGCATCAGTATCTGCTGTTACAAATTTATTTGAACCTGATGGCGTTCCTGTTCCGGCCAGTGCATCTTTTTGTGCAGAGGTTGGAATATAGCCAACTTGTGCGGCGGTTGGAACACGTGGGTCATTGTCACCTACAGCAATAGGCCCAGTGGCAGAAGCCGGTGCCACTGACATTTTTGATACTCCCTTAACAGTTGTAGAAGCATCCGGTGCTCCCTGCAAAGCCACAGTGTCTACGTACTTTTTTGTTGCATATTCTAAGTCATCAGTTGGAGTGGCATATACTGTTCCTGCTACTGGAGCATTGGCATTTCCTGAAGCTGGAAATGTTTTTTTACCTGAAATTGTTTCTGCATTTTCTAACGAAACATATTTGTTAAATAATTGTGGTGCATCTGAAATAATAAATACAGATTGTCCTGCATGCGGTAATTTATATGCACTGTCAGTTGCAAAAGGATATTTTTTTGCAAGTCCTCTTGTAACACCGGTAAGAGTAGCGGTGCCGTCTGAATTTTGCGTAATGCCAGTAAAAGAAATAAATTCTGCTGATGATGTTTTTGGTCCAATAGTTCCATAAGCAATATCGGTGTTCAAAAGAGCCATAGTATAAGGCGTACCTGTTACCGGCTCTACAAAAGATGATAGAAGAATAGTTGTAGCGGTGGAGCTGATAGAACTTCCGAGATAGAATGTCTGGGCTCCAAATGGTGCAAATTTTGACATAGTTTTATCTTACTTTATTAATTATATACGTTGGCGAGGCGTCAGCCAATACTGCATTTGTTCCCATGGCTTCAATTTCCCACTGTGCGTCTGCCGTATCAGAATAATAAATTATTTGATACTCAAAATTATTTTTCAGCGTGACTGAATTAATGCATCGGAATTTTACCAAATCAGTTGGGTCTCCGCTGGTGCTTCCCACTTCGTCGCCCAATACTTTTTCACCCAATGTGGTATCTCCCAATGAACCAACTTCTAAACCAAACGTATATACCGGCAATGCTTGGCTGTTAATGACTGAAGCAATTTGTAATGCGGCCCCTTGGTATTCGTAATTTACTTGAACATTCAGCGGAGTACCCGGTGTCAAATATCCTTCTGTGTAAATTTTATCAAACTCTTGCAATTTGGCTCGCTTTCCAGTGTTTCTATAAGCCATTGCTAAAATACAAGTGTATGGTAAGTTTTCTTGGGCTGGGCTGTCATCATGCCATTGTCCAGTATCCCACAATTCGTAAATTTGCGGATTGGCATTTGAAAATCCATGCACTACGCCTGAAATATCATCAACCCGGGTTAAGTTCCAAACAAAAGGTGCATGCCACGTTCTTTCATTTACTTTTACGCCTTGTTCATTAATATATTCTCTAACTTGGAATAAATAAACTTTTCCTGAATTTGGTGCAGTAATATAAGTAAATTCACCGATGCATTTTACAGCTCCATTGATAAAGTTTTCATCGCCTAATTCTGCGTTTACATCTAACGAAAGTGATGGAAATCCAGTTACAAAACCTTGGTTGAAGTCCCCCACGCTTCTTAATTGCTGATCTTGTGAAAGATAAATAATATTGTTTCCGCTATTGGCAATAAATTCATGGGCATATGCGGCGGCGTTTTTAGCTACCGGTGCCACAGTGACAACGGTCTGCTGGGTAAGCGTAGTTCCTACAGTAATATTATTAAATGTAACAGAACACCATTCGCTGGTGCCATAACTGATAAATCCATTTCCGTCACGAATAGTAATGCCTTTTAATGTTGAGTCTAATGTCAAAAGTTCCGGGTCACCGGGCGCTCTTGGCGTGGGTACTGTATAATCCTTAAAATCAGTATTTTTTGAAATGTAACAAAGTCGTGAAGTGTATGAACCTACGTATGCTTGGTTGTTGATAACTTTTATAAAATCCGCATTGAATCCTGCGGCCGGTTTGTCAGTTTCAATAATGACTGTTTGAATAACTACGGACCCTGCGGCTTCACCAGTTGGGTTGCCCGAAACACCAGTTAATGTATTGGTACTTTCGCCACCGGTGTATGTATAAACATTTCCATTAATGGTGATAGATTTTTCCCCTGATGTGGTTGAAAATCCTACGGACTGCCAGCTTTCAGCTCCAACTTTGGTGATCGTGTTAGAAGTTGTGCTTTGAATTACTGCAATACCGCCGGACCAGTGCCGAATAGCCGCCGTTCCCCTCACAAAAAGCAACCTGTCTTTCTTTTCTGTATTATCCCACCATTTATCAAATACATAACGAGTTTGAGCCGTAAATGCAATTAAATCGTAAAAAACCCCGTTATATTCAACCTGAACCTTACTATTGGCTACTATGATGGTATAGGTTACGCCCCATGATGTATTCCATACGAATTCTGACGAAATTGGTGATAATGCGGTATTTACTGCACCACGCCTTTTTTGACCGGGCCTAACCGCAATATTTCCTGAAATCTTTTTATAAACGTTCTGTGAACCCCTAACAAAAAAATTCTTGGCAATTTTTGTCTTGTCCCGGCTTGAATTATATCCGGCAAATTCTTCAATGTAGTCAAAGTCAAAGTTTTTTGCTAAAGATTGATCGGCCATTTATTAAGAATTTATTTGAGTTACATCGTCCATGTCATAATAACTTCCTGCCTGCCTCAATGACTGGCTCGGATTATTCCCTTTGTATAAATCATAAAGTCCCAATGTAATAATTTGGCCATTTCTTGCCCGGGCCCCATTCAATTTGCTTTCCAATCGTGCAAGGGTTGAATCTGCTGTGGCTCCGCCGGTTTGTTCTAATACTGCAATAGACGCTTCATGCTCAAACAGAGTAAAAGCAGGGTCATTAAACAAAATAGTATCATTATCGCTTGCAATATTAGTTGACGGACTGGAACCTGACTCTTGGAATACTGCGGCGGTTTGATATAAAATCTGATTTGGCCTAGGTATAGAAATCCAAAGCCCACCAACATGAAAATTAGTAAATGTCCCAGCGTGAGTAATGCTAACTTGTACATAATCTATGGCGCTCCAATCGGGCGTACCCGTTTCGGATGCGGCTGAAAAATCAAATGCTACCAGTAACCATTGTCCGGCTACCCATGCTCCTAAAAATCCGGTAGTATTTGAAACGTTATTATAATTTCCCGAACTTGAACCCAATTTTAATTGAATAGAAGTTAAATTTGCGGCCGTAGCTCCGCTTGGAATTTGAATGGCTAAAAATGCTACGCCTAAATCTTCATCGTCTGATAAATCCAATGGCGTGGTAAGTGTTTTTGTTAAAAGTCCCACAGACGCACCGGTTAAGGTAAATCTCAATGAACCCGGTGACTGGTAATAATTTGAACCATCAACGGCCAACCCTGAAGCAGAACCTGAAGCTACCCAACCAGTGTCGTCAGTTAAACTATCAATAATGGCCTTTGGGGTAACGTTGGCTGATACAATTCTGATGGTGGGAACACCGGCATTGTATTCAAACGTGGCTTTTACGCCTGATGGGAGCCAACCCTTTTGCCGATCAAAGTCATCATCAAATTGCTTGTTGACAAAGTCCCATGGGTTTCGGCTTATGCCCTGTGGTCTGATATCCCTAATTGCCGTACCAAAAATATCCGTATTAGCCGGATAATCAGTTACGCCATCATATAAAATAATATTCTGCAAACCACTTGCTTCCGGTATATCTGCTTTTTGGATTAAAACCCTGACGGCTCTTTGAAAAGCGCCATAAAGGTTATCCACATTTTGTAGATCCAGTCCCGATAAAATACCGGCTACCGAATCTTTTAAGTCGGAAACAGTTTTAAGTGGCATAGTTTTTAATTATTTTACTGATAAAGAATGGTAGAAGCTTGCGTGGTTCCGTTTGTAGTTGCAAACAATCCGGTAGTAAAAGGCAATCCCCACAATGGAATAACCTGTGAACCTGTTGCATAGGTGTAAGTGTGCATACAAACTGCAACTCCAGCTGATGTGTTATCCCATAGCTTGATGGTGCCGTTGGTGTGTGAACCTACAATAATGGCAATGACTACTCCTTGACCTGTTTTTACGAGCAAATTGTCAGAGATATCCTTGCTTTTTGCGGCAGGGTATATCGCCTGTAATATACTTGGTACTGGCATGTTTTTTTAATTTTTTAATACTATTATGTTTACCTATCTCATCCCTCTCTAGAAAAGGGATGAGTAGATAAACATTCCTAGCTCTATACACCTGTAGGACCAGTAGGACCTGTCGGACCGGTGACTCCGGTTGAAGGACCTGTAGGACCAGTTGGGCCGGTTAATCCAGTTGGACCAGTGGCACCAGTTGGACCAGTGACACCCGTTAGGATGGCGTTGGTTCCAGTAGGACCAGTAACTCCAGTAGGACCGGTAACTCCAGTGGTTGGACCGGTAGGACCGGTTGCACCAGTAGGACCAGTAACTCCGGTCGTAGGTCCGGTTGGACCTGTAGGACCAGTAATACCAGTAGGGCCAGTTACACCAACATTGTTTACAGTCCATACCGGGGAAGCAGTAGTACCAGTCATAGAATAAACGGTACCATTGTCAATCCTCAATAAAAGACATCCAATTTGGTATGTGCTGGCTTGAGTTTCAGGCGTAGTATCACACGTTACTAAGATGGCCAACCCGGTTGGGTCAGTCAAATAGACATTTGTGTGGCTAGAGATAGGAGAACTAAAATTTGTTCCTCCTTTCATTGCTTTGGAGCCCCCGTATGGTAACAGTTGTTACCATACGGAAAGGCGGTTAATACTATGCTGTGGTTCCTTGTGAACCAACTAACCCTGAATACTCAATGCAGTCAACTTCTTCTCGAGCTCGCATCTTGTACATGTACATGTCGTTTGGATTTGTCCTCCAATCGATCAAGTCAGTAAAGAATGCTTCTCTCTCGAACCTGTATACTCCATGGGTTGAAGAACCAACAAAGTATGCAGTGGTAGAAGTACCATCAAGGAAAGGTGAGTAAACAACTTTCATGCCTGGGTACATTTCTGACCAGTAGTTGAGGTCGTTGTTTCCGGTTCCGGCTCTCAATACTGACTTTGCAACTGACATTCCGGTCTGGTGCAAAATTGAAGGAGTAAGCAAGAACTTTGGCTCATAACCCATAATAACGCCAGTTTGTGACAACTGAAGTCTTAATGAGTTAATCACAACGTTCAAGTTCGTGTCAGTCAAAACACCGGTCTCTAGGTTATCCACAGTGTCACCATTTTCGTTGGTGTGTGAATTTGAGAACAATGCTACACCATCAATAGTGGTATTGTAGGTGCTGACAAACCCGTTAGCATAGATTGCAAATGCATTCTGTTGCTGTGAAGCTTGCCATGTTAATGACTGTTGTCGGACGGCCTTAGACACAGCACTCAATTGCTGGTCAGCCATAAAAGTTCTGCTGATAGGCAAATCTTTCTTGAACTGTGCAATTAGCGTGGTCTTAGGTGCGGCGGCGGCTACATTAGCTGACTTTGTCTGAGACACGTCATCTAATGTTTTTCCGAAATATCCACCACCTCCAATGACTGAACTTACAACAGCGGCGTTGTTAGCAGAGTCTTGGGTAAATACAATTGGATCGGTAGCGACGGCTTTGCCTTCTACTGCCTGTTCAATTGTTGCTTCGTCGAACAACTTATCTAAAGCTGTCTTGACGAGGATTAGATTTGGGGCTGAATTCTGATCCATAATAGGGATTTGAATTTGTTTTTACTATTCATTAAGAGTAGTAAACTTTCATTCTCATCAAGTTAATTAGAATAAGAAGGTTACCTGTGGAGATACGTAGAAGTATACAGTTGAAGTTCTGTAATCACCTCCAGTAATAATAATTCCATTGGTAGCGGCATCTGAAGCGGCTGTGTCGACTGTCCACACGCTTGAAGTTAAGTCAAGTACAACTCTCTTGTAAAAGAGTGCATCAACTTCTGCCTGAGTGTCAGCGGCGGCGGCTGACTTCGCTTTTGCCGCATAAACAATACCTGGCAATGGAAGCCAAAGTACTACGGTGCCTGCGGCGGCAACGGTATCAGTAGATTGAGCTTTTGCAATTCCGGTAAACCTTTGTGAGGTTGTACCATCGCCGTCCACCATAATGGCAACAGCTCCTGCTGACCCAGCTTTAGTAGGTTCGCCTCTATTGATAGAAGCGGCCACACCTGAAGCTACGATAGGAGTTTTGCTCCATCGTGGATCAAGCTCATGTACGATTGTAATATCATCTAACATGATTTTGTAAATTAGTTAATTTTACAAAACCATTTGAATAGAACCTTACGACTTGGTCCTAGTCTTGAGAATTTGCTCCTTGGTCATGTTAAAGGGTGGCTTCATAAAGGCCGCTTCATCGGCTGTCAATTCTTCATCCTGATCACCTGTAAAGGTGCCGGGTGCAGATGATTGCGTTGAATTTGGCTTTGGCTTTCCTTTCCTACCCAACTCTTCAAGAATTTTTGAATTCTTAACAGCGTTGACTTGGTTCATGGCCAGTCTTAGGTCTTCTTTGGGGTTACCCGTAGAACGAATGGTATTTTGAAGATGCCATTTGGCAAGTTCACGTTCGGTTTCATTCTCAATATCTTCAGCAAGTTGTAATGCACTTTTAGTTGCATTTTGCTGTTGCATCTTTTTGAATTCACCTTTTGTGAGTGGCTTGTCGTCATCGTCATCTTCATCATTATCGGTGTTTGCACCGCCGTCCTCATCCAATTCGGATAATTGCTCTTCAATACGTTTTTTGGTATAGATAAGCTTTTCCTTTTTGGTTCGGCCGCCTTTCTTGACCTTCTCAAGTTCAATTTTCAAAGGGTCTTGCTCTTTTGCGGATCCGTCACGATTAAGCCCTTTGGCTTCGTTTTCGTCTCCGACTTTCTTTTGCTCTTCGGTCTCGGAAGGTGGGACCTCTTTATCTTTCAAATCTTCCTCTTTTATGACTGTTGTCATGTTTTGTCGCACTCTCTGCGTGCGGTGCAGGATCTTATCGCTGTTAAGGCCCCAGCGGTGGGCAAACTAATTTCCTTTTGACAGTAATTAGCTCGGGCTGATGTTCCGTATAGGGATCCTGCGAGGGCAGGACGGAACATCAAACTGAACTAATTACTTTGGCAGGAATTGCCTAACTTTCGTCTAACTTTTTTAATAACTCCTCTTCTTGAAGCAGTACCCAATTGGCGGCTTTGGCAAACATAATCTGTTCAATGTTAGTGCCGGTGACTGATAACATCAATGCGTTATACTTCATTTGGTCACGCAACACTTTCCTTGTAAAATTATCTCGCAATGCTTTGGCTCCGGTCTTAATCAAAATGGCTTTTTCCATGTCAATTGCCTGCCCTCCCACTTTGATAGTACCTTCATAGTCAAATTCTATAACGTCCCGAATGGGCAATGCTCCAATGTTTTCTAATAAGGCAGAAGTAATTTGTGCTTTTTGTTCCAAAGACAATTTACTTCGCTTGATAAGCCATATTGAAAGTTTAGTCGTTATCTTTTTTAGCATCTTTGTTTTTTCGTTTAGCCGGTTCTACAACAAGTCCTCCTAATTTAATATAGCATTCTTTAATCTTTTCTTCATCTTTGCTTTCAGCCATTTTGATTGCCCTATTTAATTTGTCTTTATTGACAGCCCAATTATACATGGTCATTTTTTGTTACCCCTCGTAGCAACAGCGTTTGCAACTGCACCCTTAAACTGCTTTGGGTTTCCGCCCGTAGCAATGTACTTGTGCAATTTCATGCCATGGCCCGGCTTGGAATTCTTTAGTTTTGCTTTTGGTTCTTGTACCATAATATTGTTTTTATTTAATTATACTGCTTCGGCTTCATCACCAGCAGTACCCTCATCTTCGTCAGTTTCTTCTTCATCGCCTACTACTTCTTCGTCTTCTTCTGATAAGTTTTCTATGTCACTAAACATGATTTTTCTTTTTTAATTTTTTAATATATTGCCTTGTCTTCTTGTATGTGGTCTTTTCTAAAGCTTTAGGATGTGCGGCGTGATACTTTTCGTGAAACACCGTATCCTTTAACTCCATGTGACCACCATGCTTTATCGACTTCTTTTTGTTGATACGAATAATTTTCTTATCAACATCGGTGTCGCCAAACCACTTCATCTTGTTGTCGACCTTCACTTTATACCCTTTGTACTTCTTTGGAATGAATGCGGCCTTTAACATTTGCTTGCCCGTCTTTCTTTTCTTTTTCTTCTTGGCTTTTACGTGTTCGGGTAACTTGGCACCATTGGGCGTATGGTCTTCCCATTTTTGTGCCATCCCGGGCTTATTCGCATACATCCATCTACGTTGTGCTTTTGATACAAATGGCATAACTTTTAACACATTTTAGTGTGCTTGTGATTTTTCTTGCACATTACCTTTTTCTTATTCTTGCCACCTTTCTTCTTGGCAAATCGTGCTCCCGGTGTAAATGGCGGTCTTGGGCTTCCTGATCGTGGTGCCGGTGCAGTCTTAACTGGTGGCTTCCACGTTCGCATATCCAACTGTGGGTCTCCCATAGGTTTTGCACCATTTGGGTCTCTTAATGGATATCCAGTTGTGCTTTTGCGTTTCTTCTTTGAATTAAACGCTTGCTTTAACATTTCCTTTCCTTTGGTTATCATGGTTTTTTGTTATAAGTTTTAATAAAGCAATTTTGTTTCGTAACTCATGTTGCTTCCTCAACTTTTGTTTTAATTTATTTTTGCTCATATTATTGTCCGACCGCAGCTCCAACGGGTTGCTGTTGAGCTGGTGCTCCGCCTCCCGGTTGCTGGCCCATAATACTATTTAACATTTCATCTTTCTGCTGTTGTGTCTTTTTGAATTGGTCAGGGTCGCCGTCAGAGTATTCTTCCAATACAAACTTATCAACTACGGCTTCTTGGTTAACGAATGGCGCTACACGTGGGTCCATTAAAATGTTAAATGCCCGTTCCTTTCTCAATTGGTCAGTTCCCATACTTCTTGAAATCATCATGCTTGGGTCAATGAATACGCTAAATCGGTGGCGTGCAAACTTGTATGGGTCAACTAAATAATTCCTTTGAGTGCTTTCCATTCCGCCAGCTTTCTCAAACATATCCCATTCCATTTCATTGGCTTTTTTAATGGCTTCATCTTTGCTCAACATAGTATTCAATGCAGTCATATCAGTTGAGAACATAATTTTGTTGGTGACATCCTTTCCGGCTTCCTTGCCTTTTGAAATCATAGTCTTATACCTCATCTTCAAACTTTCAGGAACAGATGCATCAACTTCGCCAACGGTCGTGTGCATAATAATATCGTCCATGACTAATTCGCCAACTTGTTTTACTAAGTCAGCAGTCATGGTTCCCAATACGCCTAAAATAACTTGTGCATTCTGTTCTGCTTTTGAAACTGCATAAGCAGTAACTCCCGGCTGTGCTACTCCGCTTGAAATCTTATCTTGCGTGCTTTCAGACATATCGTCCGTTTCACCTTTCATCATTTGCAATGCGGCCGCTAAGTTTGGCCCTAACTGATACGGATTTACCTGTGCTCCAGCTGGCATTGAAACAGTTGCCCCCGGGACCATAACAGTTGAATCAATCCTTGCCACGCCGCTCATAAACACCGGCTTCATAACATCCAATGCAGTGCCATCAAAAGCTAACTGGTGCATTTTGTTTTGTGCGGCATCGTCCCAAAACTCTTTGAAACACGCTGACTTGTAGTAATAAAATCTTCCGGCTGGGTCAATGGGTTCAAATCCGCTTTTAGCAAATGGATAAATTGGTATGCTCAACCATTTATTTCCAATCATGGACATTCTGCGGTGCTTAAATGGATTTGAATTGTATGGGTCTTCATAGTCGCCCATGAATACACCACCAACCCATGTAACTTCTAAATCTTCGGGCCTGTAATAAAACGTCAGCTCTTGGACCATATTCACATCTGCTTCGGTCCATTCAATATCATACAGTGTTTGATGTTCTTGGCCGGCCATAACTATTCTTGTTTTGCCTGCTTGTACAAAATCAAACTGATCAACGCCATTATAAAAATGCTTGCCCTTGTAAATGCTTCGTGCTTCATCCCATGAAATGCGGCGTACCTTTACATATCCTGATTGTCGTTGTACGGCATTAGTGAAAAAATCAAATGGCAATATTTGGTCTATTGGCAAAATGTGTAATCCAATGCCTGATAGTACTTCATCAACTGCTTCTTCAATGGCCCACTTTCCATCGTCACCCTTAACCTTAATTTTCTGTAATGCTTCAACGTATTCAATTTCAACGTGAATGGCTGGATTTACTAAGGCCGAACAAACCATAAACAAAAACTTAATTTCATAACTGGCCTTCTTCAAATGGTTCTCAATTAAAATCCGCATAACAGCGGCGGTCATTTTATCTTCTTCATCGTCTTCATTGTACGCATAGCAGTATGGAAACAAAAGCCCGGCTAACATGTGAGCCAACATTCCAATAACTTTATTTCGTGCCGTATTCTTTCTACCTTTCCAACGCCAATTACCTTTGCCTGTTTGGACAATTCCTACGTATGCACCAAACGTTTGCTGATCTAATCTTGCACGTTCTAGTAATGAGTATCCATCAAATTCATCAAACCCCCTATGTTGCAAACGCCAAGCTCGATTATAATCGTCTTGGCATCGTGAAAATAATTTAACAATTTCTGGTGGTGGCGTATAGCCTGAAACAGAAAGTTTACCACCATTTCGGTCTAGTGGCTCACCATCTTTAGAACTTGTAACTTGAGCTCCAATCATAGAATTTTTATTGTTCAGATTTATTATATACTAAAATGTCATGTCAACAATCCCTTATACTTCTTGCGGTGTTTTCTTTGGCTCAACCTCCAAACTTCACGCCTTTTTTCAGTGATAAAGCTTTTTCTTTTTTCTTTAATAACCACATCTTCGCAAACGGGACAATGATTAGTGTCCATCTCATCGGCATTTAATCGTATGCCACATTTGCAAATAATATAATTCATTCTACATCGTGTATTGTTACCGTTGCCTCTGAAACAAATTCATCGGGTGCCATCATAGAACCCAATGCATAACGGGTTGCATCCATAAGATGATTGAACATGTCCTCTGGCGTATTAATTATTCTTCCGTCCTTATCAGTCTGCCACATGTAATTACGATATTCCTTAATCAGATTAACACTTCGTTTAGTAATTGATATTCTTTGTTGTTGTAAGAACTGAATGCCTGCGCTTACTGATCCTTTACCCTTAATGGCCGGTAATATCTTAACGCCATACATAGCTATTTCATCAATGCTCTTTGGCTCTGCACTATCAGCAACTGTCAAAACGTCAGGCAAATTCAAAATGAAATCAGCAATTTGTTTATTACTCAACCCTTTGCGATATAAAAGTTCATCTAAAATAAAACCGCCATTAAAGCGATAAACATCTATAATTGCTGTTGGATCGTTTGAATATCCAAAGTCCAAACCTCTAATTCTTAACTGCGCTTCATGCGGTATGAAATCAATTATCTGCCAGTCAGTATAAATCTTTCCTTCAACGTCACCCAATTGGCCTAACCCATAAACCTGCCACCAGCCTTTGCGGTCTTTTCGTTGTTCAATTGAATTTACAATACTAGCATCCAGTGCTTCGTTATCTTTATAAGTTAAAATGATGTGTTCACAGTCCTCACGATTAGCCACTCTGTCATAAAACCAAAATTCATTCGTTGGGTTCCAATCTAAGTAAATAACATCTTTAGTTCTAACTTCTAGTTGATCAAAAACTTCGTACGGAATGTTATTAGCCTCATTAATAAATAGCCGGTCTCTCCTTGGTCCACGCACCTTACCCGGTTGATCTGCTGAAAAGAATTCTATTTTACTTCCCGTTTCAAAAATATACGTTGACTCTGTTTTATTCCAACGCTTAAATTTGAAATATCCATGCTCTTCCATTATGGAAAGAAAGTCACGTATTGCTCCTTTTTTTAAGTGTGGAAAAGTCTCTGAAACTATTGAAGTAACAGTAGGCTGTGTATCTGACTGTGCTAAAGCAATTAACCAAAGAATAATAGATACCGTTTTACTCGCTGATGTTCCCCCCTGAACCGCCCGGATCCTTTTGGTCATTTGGCTTATCTTGGTTGTCGCTGTGGTTTGTGAATACATTTAAGATAGGTGTGGGCAATTTTTCTCCTCCTGAAACAATATCTTGATAAGGCCGTCCTTCAAGCATTTGCCACATAAGCTCACGATTAGTTTTTACAAAATGCTCAACTATTTTTTCAACTTCGTCAGGATGACTTTCTAAGTATTGCCGCACTTTATCTTTAATGCTAATAGAACCCTTAGGCCTTCCTAAAGGGTTCAAACTCTCTTGTCCACCTATTAATCTTCCGTTCTCATCTCGTGCTAGTTTGGGACTAGTTTTATCTTGTTTATCTTCCATGAACTTATTATTTCACAATCTTCTAATTATTAACAGTCTTTGGCTACGATAAACATATTATTTTCCTGCCTGCAATAAACAGTAAGGGATTGTATGCCCAACTCTTATGCAATCGTGATACTGATATGGTATCCACCATATTAAAAATATTACGGCAAGGACAATTAAGATAATATACAATATGTATAATTTACTCATTTGCTAGTAACCTTAAGTAACTTATTAATATAGCAATCTATGCCATACTTTGTGCCAATGTAACCATATTCATCAGCATTTTCTATCTCTTGCTCAGTCCAATTGAATAAAATATCAATTTTCCAAATAGCTTTACTGAAAGATAAAAACATATTACTCTTGTGCTTTAGAACAACTGCATGTGGTTGGATTTTCTTCACACACAATTCCGTTAATCATAGCAAACACTCCAGCTACACTACATGCATTTTCTAATGCGGCCTTTAATACTAATAGCGGATCCCGTACCCATTCTTCTACAACAAATCCTTCCGGTGCAGATGACATGATCTGCTCGTAAATTGAATTCAATGGTCGCTTCAAAATAGAGGTTTCCGGCATGCCGTCTGAAATTTCCTTAAAGGCCAATCCTGCACCTTTTACAGTTCCTCCTTGGTAAGCCAAACGCACTGCGTTTACGGCATCATCGCACTTGTCTTTCTTTCTCTTGCGTTCAACTTCGGTATCAGCACCAACTTTCAATACTGAAAAACCATTAGTCAATTGTGATATTCGGGCTTCTAAAGCTTTCTTTGCAAAGTCAGAAGTTTCACCTTTCAACTCTTTTTCTAATGCTTCAACACGCAATTCAACATTCGCTTTGGTTAGGTTATTTTCTTCACCGGCAATAATGGCGTCATATCTTTTAGCAATAACCTTTGAACAATAACCTACGTCAGCCAACGTAATGTCTTCCAACCTGCCTTCTTCGGTGTCAATAAATCTTCCGCCTAAAACAGCTTCCAAATCTTTCATAATCTCTTTCATGTTGGTGTAAGGTGCATTCAATGGGTAAAAGTTTACGCCATTCTTGATGTTTTCCACAACCAATCTAATGCAGTCAGATGAAAAACCTCGGGCTACAATGACAATATTTCGCTGTCCGCTTTTAACCAATTGGTCAATAATCTTTTCTAGTGGTCTAAAGTCCTGTAATACATAGCTGGTTAGAATGGTTCTGCACTGCCCGGCTTCTAAACTTTGCTTCTCTTGGTTGTTCATGATGTATGAAGTTCCCAATCCGTTATCAATTCTAATACCCTTAATGTTATCTACACTTGAATTTCTGTCGTTGGTTTCTTCGGCAATAATAATTCCATTCTTTCCCATGGCATATTGTGCTTTTCCAATCAGTCCGGCCAGTTCGTCATCTTCCACAGATACTTTTGCAGACGCAATCAATTCCTTTTCGGTTTTAATTGGTTTGGCCATCTTTTCTAATTTGGTAAATACTTCTTCTTTTTCTTTCCTAATCATGTCAATAATTTCAGATGGCTTTTTCTTTGAAGCAAATGAACCTTCCGTAGGTAAAAAACGCAATGCCTCTTTTACGATAGACATTGCTAATACTTCAGCTGATGAGGTAGCATCGCCAACTTGATCGTTAGTTTTTGCAGATGCCTCGTGAATAGTTAACGCACCACGTCTTTCAAATTCGTCAGTAATAGCCGGTGCTAATTCTTTTGAAACAGTGTACCCATCATTTGTAATTCTTCCTCCTTTTTCTAATAACACATTTAACCCAAATGGCCCGAGCGTTTGGCCAACAGTTTTTACTAAATATTCAGCTCCCTTTAGGGCTGCGTCTCTAGCTTTAATTCCTGTAATAGATATTTTCCCCATATTTTTATTTTTATATATTAATTATACTCTTTTTTTATAATTTCTCCACGTACTTTTTTGTTTAACAAGTATCATACAATCATCGGGGTGCTCCTTAAAATCTTTATCAAACATTATTTCAAATGCTCGCCATTTTTGCCTGAAGTCAGAAGTTGATACACCCTTAGTCTCCACAAATTCTCTATGTCCATCAGGAAAATGAACAATGAAATCTATTTTGTAATAAGCCCAATGCTTATCATAAATTCGTAAATCTAATTGTACATGATGTTCCCAATGCGTAATCTCGCCAGCCATTTTTCTTATCTTCAACTCTCCTGCATAACCAGCCTCAAACTTACTGTCATAATGCACCCCATCCACTTCGGTTTTTACTGCATTATATTTATTGTAAGTTTGAAAGTATGCCATTTATTTTGCTTCATCTCTAAGATCAGCTGGAAATGGTGCACCCCATACTTCTAAACATTTTCCGGCCCACATTTTCGCTTCCTGTAATTTAGTTCTCACCAATGCCAATTCTCTGCCATAAGGTAAACCTCCTGTTTGGTGTCCCTCTGCAACCTTAATACATGCATCAATTTGCTTCCTAAACTCATGTAAAAATGTTTGGATATCCGTTGTTGGCTGTGGTGCGGCCCCAATACCGTTACCTAATGGACTACTTGGTGTTCCTGTATGTCCGTTTTCCATGTTTTTTATTTCGCCTTATTTTCTTTCGTGCGAAACTATTAAGTTATTTTTTTTTGTAAAAATTCTCTAACTTTTTCTATCAATGAGAAATCGGGATAAAAGAAGTCCCTTGCTTCAGTTACTCTTGTTTGCCCCGGTATGTCTTCGCCACAATAATCGCATTCCCCATAGTGAAAAGTGGATATAGTAAATGCTTTTTGAAGTGGTGGAGTTCCATACTTTTTCAGACAAGTCAGATAGTTTGCAACCAACCCACATGGCGCACAAACGTTGTTAATTTCTTTGTTCATACTAATATTACCATTTTATTAAATTATATAGCAACTACCATTTATCCACCATCAATCAACATCTTCTAAAACTTCGTCATATCCACAATTTTCACAGTGAATTTCATCGCTTGCATTCCTTTTTGGATTTTCTATTCCACATTCGGGACAAATGGTTTGCGATAAATCGTGATTAATTTCTTTGCTCATAATTTTGATTATTAGAATGGGTTGCCATCGTTACCCATTGCGGTCATATCCGGCCTTTTTTCTCTTTCTTTCATAATAACTTCACATTCATCATCAGTGTCGTTTACCACAATAACTTCGTAATCTTCTTTGTTTAGCACATCCTTTCACGATTTTAAGGGACTATGGATTTTATAAATTTTATAATTTTCTTGCATAGTTTTTTTATGTTTTGCATAGATTTAATAGTATTTTGCATAGTTTTGGCGACCTTTTTCGTGTCATTTATTTTTTTTAACTTCTTCGCCTATCTGATATATACCACTCATAAAAACTCTGTTAATACAACTATAAATACATTCTTCTAAAACTTTTTTTACATACATTTCTGAATCTTTAACTAATCCTATTTCAGAAAAAATCTTAAGCATACCTATTTTTGCACCATTAGGTAATTTTATTTCTACTTCAATTTGTGGATACTTCATATTTTTATATGTTGTTTGGTATTCATAAAGTGGCTTTCTGATTGCCCTAAACAACCCAAACAATCTTTAATATTTCTATTCTCAAAATAACTGGTTTTGAATTCGCCATCGTCATTCAAGAATTTTAATAGGTTTGGCACTTCATTGATCGTAATATCTCTGCCCTGTGTAATACCGCCTGTCAGAGGATTTTTTACCACATATTCGGGTATCTTGTACGTTCCCTTAAAAAACTCATCGCATCGTTGCATATTCAATCCGTAGTAACCTTTTTTGTTTTTGTAAACCAATCCCCCAAACATTACCCAATCACCAAACCGGGCCGAGCTATTAAGATTAAAGAAATGTTTTACCTGCTTCGTTTGGAATTCATGTATGCCCTTTTCCCTGCACCACTTAAATACTTTCCAAAGTGTATGGACCATGCCCGAGTATAACGCTATATGCCTTTCGGATATGATATGGCCACATGCTAAACATCGTTGTACTCTCTGTTTCATGATAGTAAATCTTTATTTTCGTAAATATTTCCAATGACTTCAATTTTATATTTTTCTATGTGTTTTTCCGTAAGTTCTTTTTGGTTATACATTTTTCCCCTCTCAACAAAAAATAGAAAGCCGCCATCCTTAAAAATTATCTTTCTAAATTTTTCATCCAATTCGTCATAAACTTCTACTAAATCCCCCTCGTAAATCTCATTGTCGTTTTTGTCTTTGAGGCCGGTGAATTGCATGAGCATAAAACTATCTCTTGACAGTGATATAGAAACTTCCATTCCATAATTCGTATTACAAGTCATGTAATCTCCATCCCTATCTTTACCAAAGAAAATAGCCTCAACATTTTCAATTCGTTTTCTAACTTTACTCCACGCCCTAAATTTTATTTCTCTGGTCATATTATTTATATTCTATATCAGCTTGCCTACCGGCAAATTCAAGCCATTGACCTTTAACGATTACATACTTCTTGCCGTTTTTTTCTATGACCGGGTCTCCTTTGTAAAACGGTTTCTTGACGGCCTTTATAACTTCATCATCCCACCCTTCCCGATTAAGCCATGTGGTTGGGTGCGGTATGTACTGCGGCGTTTTCCATTGCTCGCTTTCAATATGGTTTTTCAGGGCGGCAATTATTTTGGCGGCCAGCTCATCGGACGTCACAACACGCCGATAAATATCAAATGACTTTTTTTTGTTTACTTTTCTTGGGTATAAATCCCAAAATTTAACAAAATGATCAAGTATTATATTCTTATCTATTCTATTCTTATCTATTCTGATGTTATCATCGGCGTTATCAGCGTTATCAAATAACTGTTTTTCACGAAATCTTTTCACTCTTTCATATCCTGTAAGCACAATTCCTTGACGTTTCTTCCAATTCGTTATCGTTATCACTTCGTTATCAAGCGTTATCATTTGCAGATTTGACAGCTTTGATGATAACTTTGCCGCGTTATCATCTGTAACTTTTGACATATCCACACCCGATTGAACCATAAGCCTTTGAAACGATAAATGTTCTATAACTCCGCCGGTCAAACTGGCATAGCAAAGCAATGTAATCCAGCAACTTCTTTCATCAGCGGACAATTGTAACATTTTAGGATCTGCTAGATACTCGCCACCCCAAAATTTGAACCATTGATTTGCCATATTTTTATTAGTTACCTCTAAACTCATCGTTAGCCATTCTAGCTTGCAGTTTAGATATTCTTATAAACTCTACGATACGTTCAATCTTTGCCTTTTGATTGAGCATTTGTTCGTACATTGGCATTGCTTCTACCCTCATTTTTGCTTCTGTGGCCGTCATATCAATTTCAATAAATTTTACTCTTTCCCTAGCCACTTCACCTTGTAATTTATGAAGCAATGCATGCTCATCAGACAATAGCACATTTAGCTTAGCGGCCGCATCGACATAGACTGCCGGGCTTAATGGTTGTTTATTCTCTACATTTTCTTTTATGAAATTGATAATCGTATCAATTGTGACCAGTTCTTTATTTTCCATATTTTGATGTCTTAAAGATATTTCCACATTTACAAATTCCAATAAATACTTTAGTCTCTATTTCATTTTCCATAAAGTTTCCCATTAGGTTTTTGCATACCATTTCTCCACAAGTACACACATCACACTGATTATCAGAAATATAAACCTTACCCATTGAAATTCTTATTTGTTGAGGCATTTCCTCCATATTATTTGAATTGACAATTAATCATATTGTCCCATGCTCCATAATTTGGTATTCCCCCTTGTTCTGTGCAAATCTTGGCCGGATTAATTTTTGTTTGTTCGTCTAGTGCTATTAATTGGCATAGTATCACCACTACGAATGACACTATGACAATGCACCAAAATGTATATTTGTCCATATTTTTGCTGGGGCGTTGATGGTGAGCGTGTTGGTCGGGACAATTCATTTGCCATTTGCAGACCCTCCTGCAAATGAGGGTTAAAGTATTGTGGCATACCTCCATGTACGCACATTGAAGTGCTGGGAAGAAATTGCACATAGCCAACTAACACCCTCCATCAACGCCCCATATTTAATTACTAAAACGGTATTTTCTTTGGATCTACACCTTCTTCAATAATTGGTATTTCGTCAGTGTTTACCGGACTTCCAGTATTTCCACCCGGCAATACGAACCCATCTTGTGTCAATTCTGCATCAGGATGTGAGAAGTAATACACGTCAATGAATTTACCGGATACATTCTGCTTTACTTTCCACACTTTCACCTTCTTGCCAATCCATTGCATAGAGTCGTCACTAAAAGCGTCTATAAAGCCATTAATTGACGTTTGGTTGATACTTACGTTACCTTCCCGACCATCGGCCAGTTTTACTAGGAAAATGTCTTGTGGTCCAAATTCACCCGGTACTTCCTTTCCTTCATTAGCAATCTCAATCATGTCATTTTCCTTGATGTCGGTTCCCTTTTTGAAGAATGCACCCACGCTAACTTTTTTTTGATATTTTGCCATGTTATTTTGTTTCTTTTAATTCTTCTTTTAATGCCTCGACTTCGGCTTCCATGTCGTTTATCATTTCGCACACCGGGCAATCCCGGCCTTCAAAACAAACTTCATCATGTTTTTCGCTACAAAGGTTCATAGGTTTTTTATTTATTGTTTATATATTGTTCCACCAGCGCAATTTGGGCAGAACTTCCAATTGTACCCACCGGCTAACTTATCGTAGCAATTATCGCAAATATGTATTCCATAGTCATTGCAATATTGCAGATAGTGTAATGGATCCTCCTTTTCATCACAATTTACACATTCGTTTGTCATGAAATTGAATTTTTTAACTTTTCTTGTACCCTATAAATTTCTAGGCAATTTCTGAAAATTTGTTTATTTTCATCATTGCTGATCGACCTTTTTTCCAACATTTCCCCATTCTCTTTTAGGTTAACAATTACGTATCCCTTAATGTCAGTGTATATTCCCATTTCTTCCATCATTAAGTTGTAACCTGCACATTGGAAAAAGTGTTCCGGATAAATTCCACTACCACTTGTCTTGATATCCCCGATCCACTTTTGACCATCTATCTCACATACAAAGTCCACTATACCGCCAATAAACAGAAATTCAGAGTAGATATTCTTTTCACTTGCCAAAAACTTTACTTCATTATTCACCGCCCAATCAATGAAATTCTGTATTGGCTTTTCTTTAGAAGTCGTCCGGCCCATAATGTAACCTCCATCCTTCTCAATTGCCGTTTTAATCAATTCTTCAATGGCGGCGTGTGTCTTGGTCCCAAAGTCCCCTGCTTTATCTTTCTTTTTTGCATGTGCTACCCTAGCTTCGTCTAACCTCTTCAAAAACAATTCTTCGCTATCCTGCATTAATTGATTGAATACTGGCTTTAATGCTTCAAGTCGCTTTTCCAATGGCACTTCAATCTTTTTTAGTTTGCCATTTACTTCTTGCCATTCAGTTGCTTTCGTCCATCCTAGTGCCCCTGCTGTCATATCTGCGGCCCATTGAATTAAGGCCGGTTTGGCCAACACTGCCAATACAGTGGTACAGCCTGTCAAATTTTTGTATTCCCCATCAACTAACAACTGGTGCAAATGCTTCTCTTTGTTAAACCTATACTTTTCCATATTTTCCATATTATGGTTTCATTACTACTATTCCTGTTTGGTGTAATAACACCACGATCCCTACGAACAAGATGGTAAGTAATGTAATTAATAATTTATTTCTTTCAAAGAACATGTCCCAATATATTTTCTCTATTTTGTCTAACCTATACTTTCTATTTGCTTGCATTAATACTTTGTCCATATTATTTTTCCCCATTATTATTATTTTTTTCAGAGCCGACCTTTGCTAAATTTCTTGCTTTAATCTTGCTGACCATTTGCGGACTGATATTATACTTCTTGGCAATGTCCACTAAATATTCACCTTTTTCAATGTCCTGCAAAATCAATATGTTTCTTTCTTTTTTTTCTCGCATGGTAGTTTTTTATTTTTTATTTAATTTTCATCCTCAACTTGATTATACACCTTCAAACAACCATGTCAACACATTTATATGTGGATAACTTTTATAGCGAAAAAGCCACCTTTTAAGTGGCTCCGCACAAATAATCTATTGAATTTTCTTTGAACATGTTTTCCAATGGTCTGCCATTACTCCTTTTTTAACTACTCTTGCGGCGCACATAATGTCCTCCTTTACAGAGTTATGCCATTTCATATCCGGACAGAATTTATCAAATGTGTCCTTCTGAAATTGAAATGGCCCACAACTTAATTTTCCATTTGTATCAATAATACATATGTTCCGGTAGCTACTCTCACAATCAGCTAATGCAGAAAATATATGCTGATTTATGCCGTTATTCTTAGCGTAGAAAACGATGGCCCCTTTGATCTGTGTGACTGTCGGTTTTTCTGATAATAATTCAATCGGTGTTTTTGGAGCTGTTTGCAATGCCTTGCTTTCAACACTAAATATTGTATCGGAGTTTGTATAACTTGTAATCGCCAGCGTGCCAAATAATATCGCCGCACTGATTATACTAATCCGAATTAAAAATGTAGTTTAGTCATTATTTAACAGCCGAGGGTGGGATTTGAGTTTCATTATTAGGTGGTTGTGGCTTGTATCCAAAATAATAGCTGAAAACCGCGATTGCTAATAACATAAAATCCTTTGGCTCTAATATCCTCATTAAGAACCCAGCGCAACCCGTTACAGTAAGTACGATTAATACAATCTTACTGGCGCTATTTAATACACTTGAAACAGAGTCTGTAATTTTCATTAGCTAATAAACTTTAAGAATATAGGGAATGGTGCTACAAATCCCATCAATAATCCGATTACAACATATGCAGTGACAACTACCAGTACAGTAATTGCGACTTTATTCCATGGTTCGGGAAGTGCCACAGTTTTTAAGGCCCACCACAAAACATAAAATACTAATGCGGCGGCTATGAACGATAATAACCATGCGATAAAAAATGGTGCCATGTTTTTTGTTTATTTAATTATATAGACTATTCAACACTTTAATTGTTTTTGGTCCTATTCTCTTTCCGTTTACGATAATCAATTCTTCTTCACTAGCTACCTGATGTTTTCTTTGGAATGCCAATACTGCCTTACGGGTAACTTCTAAATAGTTACCAGTTGAGGCAACATTAGCAGGAAACAAACCCTCATACTTTAATATGTCTTGCAAGTACTTAACGCCTAAACTGCCGTACATTCCAAATTCTAATGCCACAGTAAAGTAATAATGGGGCTTTGGGATGATTGGCGGATCGGTAGGCGTGATATAGTACATTGCACCCGTTCCACGAGCTTTTAAGTAGCTTTCTGTGAGAATTCTGCGTCTAATGTGATTTGGACCCCAACTTTCGTCAATTAATATGCACTTTTCACCTTTTTCATCGGTAAAGTAGTACACTCCACAAATACAATGCAAACAATCTAATGTGGTGGCCGTTAAATCGGGTACCGGCTTGTCTGAATAGGCATACTCTTTTAATGTGCCGGCAATGGTAATTAAGCAGTGTTTCCTTACTTCAATGGCCTGTGCAATTTCGTCTATGTCTCTTACTGGTACAAAAGCATATAAAAAGCCGTTAATCGGTGTCTGCACCGTAACGGGCTGGTTCATTTGGTCTTCGGTCAGTCTTTGTGATGGGTCCAATGCTTCTGATGTAGTTCCTTGTTTTTTGATAATTTCCCCGGCATTCTGCAAGTACATTCCCATAGTTGGGAAATTAACCCGTCTAAAATAGGTAGGGTGAGCAGATTCAATTTCACTGCGTAAAGTTTCAAGTGCCTTTGCCGTAGCTTGTGCTACGCATGATCCGCTTCCGTTTTGGTCCCTCAAAGAATATGTGGGGGCCTGTGAAATATCTCTTGCCCATTGCAAAGGCACCGCCATGGCTACTTCGCTATGCTGATAGTCTTTGGCCTTGGCTTCTTCGGTTCTTGGATCGGGTACTAGTCCCGGTGGTGTTAATACTTCGTCTGTCATAGTTGTTTGTTCTTTTTCCAGTCCAAATATGCTTGCCCGGTTAACCCTACCCATTCGGGCAGTGGATTGAAAAATAACCCTTTAATGACCCCTGCAATAACCCCTACTATAATTATACCTATAAAAATGACGAAAATCCATGAGTATATGTCCATAGATGAGTAGATTTAGAAATGAAATGAGTAGATTTGAAAGGAGGGGTCTGCTAAGATTCCTCCTTGAACCCAATGGGTGAATGTGTGAGGGAAGTCTTGCAGACCCCATAAATATGGGGCATCCATGCCCCTGACGGCCGCCGGTAGCGTGGCGACTTACGAGCCAGTCTTTACGACTGAGATTTGATCACCTCCTTCTTGGAGATACTGCGTGGGGCCACTACCTTCCCCACTTCGGCCCACAAATCCATTTCCAAAGACTCGCCCTTGGTAATGGCCAGACCTGCATAAAACTCCAGGTCAGAGAGTGCTTGTTTGAGGTCGGCCCGGTTCTTGATGACCATGGTCGGATTGACTTGTTCCTTCAATGCGGTGAGCATGTGGGTGACCCCCAAAAGAAGTGATTTGTGATTGGCTCGGCAGTAGGGTCTGGGAACCTACTGCGGCTCTGAAAAAATAGTGGGAATATGGACAGACCCACTGCCGAACTAATCACTAAAATGTTTGTTTGTTTAGGTACAATTCTAATCTTTCAATAGTCGGGATAGTTTTTGTCTTAATGGTTTCTAATAAGGGTGTATTCGTATCAATGTAACTTCTCATTAAAATCATGAATTCCTGCATGCTTGGGTCCCTTCCTTGAATGGCTAAAATTGCTTGTGCAAACTTTTTGTCCCTTTCGTCAATAGCGTCCTGAAGCATTTTTATGCGTTTCATCAGTTTTGCCATTTCGTCAGTTTGCGTATTAACCTTGCCTTCCAATGCATCAACTTGTTCTTTGAAAAGAGTTACCGTGTCTAACTTTGATTTTGCCTTACCTTGGCGAAAATAGCCAACACCGGCAAACAGTGCGGCCATGCTGAAAAACAACTCGGTGATAGTTATCGTTACTTGCGGCCAGTCCATAGATTTATTATATCTGAAAAACCTATGTCAACAACTTACAACGTTCTTCAACCATCCCTATGTAGTCATAATGGCCCGGCTGATTTGATAGCCTATCAGGTGCAAATGCAGAGGGTAAATTAGTAATTGGTAGGCATAATCTGTTCTGCGGATAACTCAATGTAGTCATTATTCGTTCAGTTTCCCGTTTGTACAAAAAATCTTCGCCAAACTTTTCACGATATTTATCTAACACTTTAATGGTTTCTTTTGGAAAAATTGAACCCCAACCCAATAAAGCAATTTTACTATTGACCAGCTGATCTATATGCCCTTGGTCCATAACACAATTAATTATGCCTTCCTGTGATTGTTCGGCTAATTCTTTTATAGGGCAAATAGCATCGTCATCTTGGTAATAAATATATTCATACTTTGCTTTCTGAAATAACTCTTGCTTTCGGTGTGGGCTATCGCATTTTGTTAAAAATAAAAACTCACCAAACGGGAACTGAAAAACATGGTCTATTATTTCCTTTGGATAAACACTATCTTTAGTAATAAAACAAGCTGATATTTTATTCAGTGGTATCATAGTTTTTTAGAATTTCAGATGAACTTTGTATTTTACGGCCCAAACAGTCAACTATGGCAATCCCATATTCCATACATTTTGCTGTTTCGGGTATTTCACCGGCATACCGGTCACCCCCTTTTGCAAATACATCGGGCTTTACACTAACCAAAGACCTGCAAACAGTATTATCCCTATCAATGCTGATAAAAACTTCATCTACACATTTTAATTCTTCCAGTACTGCTATCCTGTCTTCAAGAGGGTATTTCCTTTTTTTATATTTCAAAAGCTGTTCATCGTTATTTACAATAACCACAAGCCGGTCACCTAACGATCGTGCTAATTTTAGGTATTCTACATGCCCCCTATGAAGTGGTGCAAAATACCCTGATACTGCTATGGTTTTCATCGTTCAAAGATATAAAAATACATTTGTCCGTCTTCTTCTATGATTTCTCTTAATTTAGGTGTTCCAAATCGTTCATAGTTAAACTTTCTTATTCTTACATGGTTTTCCTTAAATTCATCTCGTTCATATGCTGTAACAACAAGATATTTTGTCCATAGTGATTCAATCAAGTTCACCATATTTTTTGCTTCTTCGCTATCTATCACATGAAACAAAACATCTACACACATTACTAAGTCAGCAGGTGTCATTGCTTCTTCCATAGTTCCAAAATGGTACTGTGGCCATGCTCGCCTGTTTCTATCAATAATTTCATCTGAAATGTCATACCCTGAATACTTTACGTCTTCATATAGTGAAACAACCCGGCTTCCAAAATTAAAATCACCGCACCCTATTTCAGTAATGGTTTTAATATCCTTTAGTGGTCGCAACCAGTTTATCTTTTGTTCCAACTGATCCCCATACGAACCATATCCGCTATTGTTTCCCTCTACTGAAGGTTTGCCCCTATACCTTGCATTCCAATATTCTTTTTCGTAGCTAGTTGATTGCATTGAGTATATTTTTAATTCCATCTTCTATGCTGACATTCGTAGGTACGGGATTTCTGCACACAATACCCTCTGAATATCCGCTAGGGGCAGGAATATAATTAATATTAAATTCTTTGCGGCTGATCTTTCCAATGATGTCTAAAATTTGATTAAATTCCACTGGTTTGCCAGCTCCTAAATCTTTTATTCCTTCATACTCTTTTGTGGCCATGTGAATGATATTATCTACTACGTCATCAATGTAAATAAAATCTCTTTTCTGCGTTCCATCGCCGTATACAATAGGTTTTACACCTTTCATAATGTCATGGCACCACTGCGAAATTGCTGTCCTTGTTTCACCCGGCCCGTAAACTGGAAACATCCTCAATCCCAATGTCTTTGGATAGCAAGAGGCCATAGTTTCCAATACTCTTTTTGATTTCACAAAAGGCGTATCTTTTTCATACACTAATGCACTTGATGGATAAATAAACTTGATATTGTTATCTCTACAAAATGGCAAGAGGTAAAGAAAATCAGATACCACTTTGCTTAAATGATAATCAAAATTACTTTCAAATTCAGGGTGGGTTACAGAAGCCATATAAAATATGGTTTTAGTATCCTTCGTTGGCGTAGTAGTATACTCGCCTACTTTTTTTGCTAACGCACTGCCAATAAAGCCCTTGTGGCCAATAATGCAGTTCTCAATACCTTTTTTTTCTTTTGGCATAGTTTTTTATTTAATTATAATGGCCACTTTTTTGTGTAGCTAAAATGAAAATACATAATTTCTTTACCCCGGTGTCCTTTGGTAAAGTTTGGGTCATGCTTCAATTTGAAAACATCATTAAAGTTTTCATACAATGACCCGTCACTTTTAATTTCTAATTTTGGCTTTGGCTGGTGCTGTTCAAGCCGGTCATAGCTGTGCAGTGGGTCATAGGGCGGATACTTATATCTTACCTTATCGCCTAATGACTTCATAACATCAGTCATCATGAATTCATCTGAAACATACAATTTATGTTCCCCCTCACCAGTTATGCACTTTTGGCATACATTCTGTTTTAGTATATTTTCCCAATTTGGTATAAACCTGAAAAGGTTATTTATTTCTACTCTATTCCTGAAAAGACAAAACACTCCATTAATGGCATTCACGTCGTCAGTAAAAACATCGCAATCCCTAAAATATTCATCCGGCAAATAATGGTCCAGTCGGCCATAAACCACATCCATGTTAGTAATTCCCCAAAAATCAAAGTCCTTGATATAATCTTCAAATACTACGCCTGAAAATATATAAAAATCTGTAATATGAATACTTGGTGTACCCTTGTCAGTGATGTAAAAATTTGGCTTAATGCCTAGTTTCTTTTCTACTAGTTCTGCGTACTGCTCAATGGTCATATTTACTATTTCAACATTTGGCGGTACGTTCTCATATTTATTAGGCGTAAAAATCTTCCAATACCACCCGTATTGTCCCAACTTGGCCACGTTTTCTATATATTTATCGGTCCACGAGAATGGTGACCCGAATTCTGATATTAAAAATACTTTGCTATGCATGGGTTATTATAGTATCGCCCTGTTCTTTAATAATTTTACTATTAACCATTTTTCTTGTGCAGTCGTCACAATACTTTCGTTTCTTATTTTTACTACGTCCCTTGTCACCGCATTTTTCACAAATAAATCGTTCCTTTTTGTTGCTCATTTTACTGCCTTATAAATTACGTGTATTGATTGCATCATGGTGCCAAAATATTCCTCTAATGGGTTCACTTCTTCAGCTAAAATCTTTCTAAAACCACCTATAAACCCTTCATATTCACGATCCACACGCCACCGGTAACTATCAACGTCAAAGTGTTCAAACTGCTGCAAGTTCCAATGGGATAAGTGGCTTGGTGAACCAAAATCATTTCTACTTCCGGCATTTGGTACATAGTGTTCCATTAATCCTCCGGGTACTAATACACGCCAAATTTCATTAATTACAAATACTTTGCTTTCAGTTGGTAAGTGTTCAAGAAAATCCTTTGATATGATAAGTTCTACACTGTTATCGGGAAATGGTAACCCTTTTGTAACATCACAAATGTAATCAATTCCCGGGAAGTGATGTTTATCCAAATGCTTAAAACCTTCCATTCTTTCTTTTCCTGCTCCTAAATAAACTTTCATATTATCTTTTTCTAATTAATTTAGCTGGATTTCCTGCAATAATAGAATTCTTGGGAAATGATTTTGTAACTATTGCTCCGGCTCCAACAACGCAGTAATCCCCCAATGTCACACCCTTTAATATCACGCTATTTGCTCCTATCCAGCAGAAACGTCCTATGTTAATTGGCTTCTTTATTCCGTAATGATGAATGTTTTTCTTATCATTAAGTTCATGGTCAAAGTCAACTATTACTACGTTATTTCCTATCAATGTCCCTTCGCCTATATTCACCTCTTCCATGCAGATAATGTGAGTATTTTCCTGCCCTACTGCTTTGGGGTGTATAGTTACCTTTCCCCTGCCTTCTATTATCATAACATTTCCTTGACTAAATCTTTGCCTTTTGTTTTGGCTTTCCAACCTAATTTTTCTTCTGCTTTCTTTGGGTTTCCACAAAGCAAATCTACATCTTGCGGACGGACAAATTTATTATCAATGACTACTTTAATATTCTTGCCGGTCAATTCTTTAACCCAATCAATAAATTCTTTTACTGTGTGCGTTTCACCGGTAGCTAATACATAGTCATCCGGCTTTTCTTGTTGCATCATTAACCACATACCTTCAACATATTCAGGGGCCCATCCCCAATCTCGTGAAGCATCAGTATTTCCCAAATGCACATCTATATTATTGGTTTTACACATTTCATAATGGCCCGGTATGGTCATTTCTGAACCCTTACAATCACATTGTGCATCTTTTACTGAATTAATAATCTTTTTAGTTACAAAGTTATCCCCTCGCCTTTTACTCTCATGGTTGAACAATATGCCGTTACAAATAAACATTCCAAATGCATCCCGGTAATTTTTGGCAATTTGAAAACCATAAAGCTTAGCCGTTCCATAAGGTGAAGCTGGGTCAAATCTTGTATTCTCATCCTGTGGTGCTTCACTTGGTTTGCCTGAATATAATTCACTGGTGCTTGCCTGATAAAATTTACACTTCAATTCTAAAAATCTTATTGACTCTAAAACATTCAGTACCCCTATGCCGGTAGTTTGAGCTGTGTAATATGGAATATCCCATGAAATTTTAACATGGGTTTGAGCTCCCAAATTATACACTTCATCGGGTTGTACTTTTTTTAGTACCCTTAAAATAGAAAAGATATCAATTAAGTCCCCGTAGTGTAAAAATGTTTCACGCTTTTCAGCAGTATCAAAAATGTGGTCTATCCTTTGGCGATTAAAGGTAGAAGTTGGACGTACAAAACCATGCACTTCATATCCTTTGCTTAAAAGCAATTCTGTAAGATAAGAACCATCCATACCAGTTATCCCAAAAATCAACGCCACTTTATTTTTATTTTGAGTATCTTCCATTTGTTCCTCTTTTTGCTTTAATATTTTCTATTTTTCTATGTTCACTATTAGTTACCAATAAAAGATTTTTAATCTTATTATTCTTGGGGTTGCCATCAATATGGTGTATATGTTCAGTACTTTTTAATTCCCTGCCTAAGTGTTTTTCCATTACAATGCGGTGAATATATTTATCAGTTCTACTATCCCTTAAATATCCATCCGGTCTTGTTTTAATCCCACCTTTCCAAAACCAATGGTTCTTGCCTGTGTTGTGCTTAAAATAACATTTCCTACTGCAATATTTTTTATACTTAAATCCAGTTTTTTTACATACTGGACAAATGCTGTATGGTATCTTCATATTTCTATTATACCATACGTTGTCCCGTCATCACAAATTATTCATGTTCTTTGATTAATTTTTGATTTGGCAATAAACAATGTCCGCCTATTTCTTTCATGATCGGCTGTAATACTGGTCTTACATATTCGGGATATCCCAATTCTGTATAACCTTCGTTGTAAGTAATATTTGGGATAGTATACACTTCTGAAAAATTTAATTGGTGCTTATCACAGTATTTTTTAACCCTTTGTGCAAACTCAATGCAGTGCCGGTAATATTCAGTGTCAAATAACTTTAATGCTTCTG